CTTGGAACAAAGCTCTACACCCACCCACCACAAATAAAAACAACAGACTCATTTGAATCTGAAAAAGTGGCGGATTACAACCGAGGTTGGAATGATTGTCTTTTTGCATCTGGAATACAGCGCACAGAGCCAAAAGTGTGTTGTCAGCAATACGATACCTGCTTAGAACCTTGCACACCAAGGGGCGAACATTTGGCACAGCGCACATGGGTAGGGCTGACGGATTATGAGATTGGAATTTGCAGCACGGAGGCGGCAATGAACAGGAGTGGGATGGTCGGCGGTGCGGTTACTTTTGCCCGAGCCATTGAAGCCAAACTCAAGGAGAAGAATTTTGTCTAACAAAGAATGGGCATTCAAACTCAAAGCTAAAGAAGAAGCCGGAGGCAAACTCTGCATACCCGCACAGAAAGCCTGGCGTGAAGTCTTGGCCAAACTGGGTGCATACACTGATCCCGTTAAACACAATAACCCTACACCAAAGGAGGATAAGAAGATAAAGCGTTACACACTATCCTGATAGTGTTATCATCATCTCGCACAATCAAGTGCATCACCAAAAAGGAAGTTATCCATGAAACTCTGTAAGAACTGCAAGCACTGGCTTCTATCCGAAGCATCCCCCAATGACCTTATGCTATCCCGCTGCGGATATGAACGGCCAATATCGCTCGTTACAGGCGATCTTTTGCCTATCCTAGACTTACCCTTTGCCACCCATGAACGCAAGCTCTCAGGCCGTTGTACACCCCTTGGTGAGCACTATGAAGACATCACGCCGCCCCAATACACTTTGGAAGAAACGCAAGAACTCATGGCGGGAGACATTCGTCATGAGTGACTTCAACAAACCAACAAATCCACCAGCATTTCCAGTGCAAAGCGTATACATAGAAGATCAAGAAACAAACTCAAGAGGCATGACCTTGCGTGATTACTTTGCGGCAAAGGCTATGCAAGGTATTACGCCAATACTTTACGAAATTTTTGACCCTGGTACTGTTCATGAGCGTATTTCGCACGATGCTTATTTGTTTGCAGACGCAATGCTGAAAGCGAGGGAAGCATGAGTGATTTCACCCCAGAAACCCGTAACAGTGCCATGTGGTCAGGCGATGCCAGACGCATTGCATCCGGTAAAGCCAATGAGGTCATTTTGACAAAGCTGGGCAAGATGCCTATTCCCGATCTGAATGGCATAGAAGCCGTTCAAATGGGTCATGTCATGGAACCAATCATTGGCCAACTGGCTGCCGAGCGTCTTGGCTTTGAATTGACCAAACGTGAAGAAGCATTCAGCCACCCAGAAAACACATGGCTTAAGACCCATATTGACTTTGAGGGATACGAAGATATTCAAAGAGTCCTGGTCGAGGCCAAGAACTACAACGCAGCCACAAGATCAAAATATGATCCTGACACCGGCATGATGCCAGCTGCTGACATGGCTCAGTGTATCCATGAGGCCACAGTCGTGGGTGTCTCTAAGGTTTACTTGGCTGTGCTGTTTGGTGGTCAGGAACTAGTCATCATCCCTGTCGAAGTCACCGATCAGATGAAGGCTGACCATATCCGCACCATGTCCGAAGTCTGGACTCATGTGCAGAATGGCACAACCCTGCCTCCAGAGGACTTAGAACAGACCAAACTGCTCTACCCTGCCTCTGTTGCCGGTACTGCCAAGATGGCTTCTCAAAGCGTTGAGCAAGCCTGTGCCATGCTGTTTGATCTCAAGGGCAAGATCAAAGAACTGGAACGCCAAGAAGAGCAAATCCAGACCCTGATACAGGGCTATATGCAAGACGCTGACAGCCTGGTCGCCATTGATGGCTCAGTACTGGCTACATGGAAGTCTGCAAAGCCTACGATGGGTTTTGACGGCAAGCTCTTTCAGTCAGCCATGCCCGACATCTATGAGCGTTTCGTTGTGCAAAAGGCTGGTAGCCGCCGTTTTTTAATTAAGGGGTAAGTAATGTTTTACACAAACAAAGACAAAGCTGATGTCGCAGCGTTGCGTCATGAGATTGAATTTCTCAAGGTTGACATTGCAAAGCTGATCAGGAAATTAGATATTCAAACCATACGTGTTGATGGTTTATCCAAAGCCTATCCACATGGCACAACCCGTACCGGCGCTCCACGCAAGAAACCTGGTCGCAAACCGAAAGGCACAGCATGAGCAACATCATCCCCTACAACGACATGCAACAGATGGCCGAGGTCGCAGCATCATCCAAGATGTTTGGCTTCAAGAACTCTCAGGAAGCACTGGCAATCATGCTGCTGTGCCAAGGCGAGAACATGCACCCAGCCGTGGCTATGCGTGACTACCACGTCATCCAAGGCCGTCCAGCACTCAAAGCAGACGCAATGCTGGCTCGATTTCAAGCAGCCGGTGGTTCAGTAGTTTGGAAGGAATATACAGATGAGCAGGTTACGGGGGTATTCAGCCACCCGCAGGGTGGAACACTTGAACTGGGTTGGAGCCTTGCTCAAGCCAAGCGAATTGGCATTGCCAACAAGGATAACTGGTCGAAGTATCCAAGAGCTATGCTTAGAGCGAGAACGATTTCTGAAGGTATTCGTGCCGTCTTCCCAGGGTGCGTTGTCGGAGTCTACACGCCTGAAGAGGTTCAAGATTTTGAACCAAAGACGAAACACATGGGCAACGTGGTACACGTGGAACCAGTATCAAGTATTGAGGTATCACAAGCTCCGCAGAGCCTTGCCTATGCTCTCATGATCCCAGGCGCTGAAGAAGCCTATGCCAGCTACGCAACCATCGAGGAATGGCTGGAAGGGTTTAACGCAATGCTTGAGAAGATTCAGAAGTCACCTAAGCTGACAGAAGAGGGCAAGGAAGAACGCATCATGTCTCTTGAACAGTGCAACGCAACCCTGTTGGCCAAACTTATACCGGTGGAGGTTTCACAATGAGTTTTATGAAACAACTGGATTTTTTTGGGGAGGGGGCGCTGGATGCGATTCGTAGCAATTGGCGCACTACCATCGAAAACGAAGGGGGTCGCTGCCCTTGCTGTGACCGCTGGGGCAAGATCAACGCTGTGAGCCTGACAGAGAACATGGCGCTGTCCTTGCTGTGGTTGTCACGCCAGCCGGTGAACGACAACGGCTTTGTGAAGATCACTGACACCGCACCACTGTGGATTGTCAAGAGCAGAACTTATCCCGCACTGCAACATTGGGGTCTGATCGTCAAGGTAGACAAGTCTGACGACAAGAGCAAGCGGTCTGAGGGTCTGTGGCAAGTCACCACCAAAGGCATGGCATTCCTCAGAAACGAACTCACCATCCCTAAAAAGTGCTTTGTATACGATAAAGGGATAGAGGGATTTTCTTCAGAAGAAGTCTTGTTTAAGGACTGTTTTGGAAAGCATTTTGATTACTCAGTAATCATGTCAGACACATTTAATCTTAATAACATCAAGGAATAATCATGGCAGCACAACACGAACAAAAGCCAGGCACAGGCGTTGCATACTACGATCCACCTGAGAAGCGCAAGTCAGAGAAAGCACCGGATTACACCGGTTTCATCACGCTGGAAATGGACTACAAGGCCGGTGAGAAGCTGAAGTTTGGTATCTGGGAGAAGGCAACCAGCAGCGGGTACACCCTGTTGTCGTTGCGTGAAGACAACTGGAGCAAGAAGCAGAACATGTTGAAAGAAGAAGAGCGTGACACGCCACGGGAAGTACAACCCCGTGTGATTGGCCAGCGCCCAGGATTCAATCGACCAGCGCTTACCCAAGCAAAGCAGAATCATCTTGATGATGATGAGATTCCGTTCTGACATGACCAAGGATGAAGCGATACGCATTCTCGATCAAGCCAGAGAAGGTAGACTCTTCCTCCCAGCCACCATTCGTCAAGCCCTTATTCTTTCAGGAGACCTTGAGTCACTTGATCCGTATGGGCATGACGAAGGGTTGGAAGCACTACACATGGTCGAGAGTACAAGCACTTGAGGATGATCCGACTGGTGTCTTCAAAGGGATCACAGAACAATTCTTAAAGGGGATAGAAGATGCCAAGGCCAAAGTCAGAACTTACCAAGAACTGCAAACCAATCGGAGTGAGATTGATCCCCAGACACTACGAGGCATGGGTGAAGCTGGGGGGAGTGAAGTGGTTGCGGGAACAACTCCAGAAGTCATTGGAAAGTAAATGATTCAGATCACGTACAGCGTCCCTGGTGAGCCACGGGGGAAGGGTCGCCCTAAGTTTGCACGGCGTGGGAACTTTGTCAAAACCTACACAGATGCCAAAACAGCATCCTATGAAGATCAGATAAGGTTTTACGCTTTGCAAGCGATGGGAGACACCAAAGCGATCCAAGGCGCTGTGCGTGTCTTTATCAGCATCTGCATGGCAGTGCCTAAGTCGTACTCAAAGAGGCGCACTGAGGACTGTTTAAGCGGGTCAGAGAAGCCATTGAAGAAGCCCGACTGGGACAACGTGGCCAAGAGTATCTGCGATGCTATGAATGGAATCGTCTACGGGGACGACACCCAGATCGTTGAAGCACATGTAACAAAACAATATGCCGCACAGAGCCAGGTAGTCGTCCTGATCCAAGAAGTTTAAGCCTGAGATTCGACCCAGTTCAAACGAGCCAAGATGGTATTGCTGCCACCAGCCGTAGGTGTGGTCGCAACCACATACAAAATATCAGGGCCATCAGGGTAGACGTTAGCTTGGCTGGTTGGCACAGTGTTAGATGTACCGCCACCCAAAGCCGCATTACCAATCGCACTGATGGCTGACAAGTCATAAGTGGTCTGACCAGATGCGTTGCTATAGAAAGCCGCAATAGATGTACCACCACTGATCGTCACTGTGTTTGTAGTGTTAACCGCAACCTGAGAGATGGAGTCAGTGTTCGTGGCAGACTGAGCAATACTGCCAAACGATCCAGAGAACGCAGACGGCACACCATTCAGAATCAACTGCACCAGATAGGTAGTGTTTGTCACAACGGCAATCTCACGCAATTGCAACTGCAAACGGTTGATGATCTCTTTCAAACCAAACAAGCCAGCCGTGCCGTTGTCCACCGAGGGAGCAATACGGATGGCCATGATTGGCACAGCAGCCGTTGAGTTCGGGCTGGTCAGCGCAGTGGTCATGCCGTAGTTGTAAATGGCTGAGGCATCGTTGTTGAAGCCGCCATCCATGACAACAGATGAACCCCAGTGCGACAGCAGTGCCGCCGTGTCAGGAGCCGCATATTCCACAGAGACAGGCGCAGTAGCTGAATAAGTGAACGCAGTACCAGCAGCGCCGCCGGTCTGGCCACGGGTCACGCCCTGCAACTGTGTGCCGGTCATGCTGGTGTACTTGATGTATTCCACCACGCCAGACACGCCAGAACCACGAATGATCGCAGTACCACCGGCTGGGTTAAAGCCAAAAGTGCTACCCACGTTGATGGTTGCATCAGTCGTTCCGATGCTTGCCGTCAAGTATGTGGTCTGAATCTCGTTGTTTTGCTCGTAGTGGCTGCACATGTTGCCAGACCGCAGGTAAGCGGTGTACTGCACGTTGTTGTTCTGGAACGTGTAGACATAAACAATTGCACCGTTCACAGTACGCACACCAAAGCGCACAGCGCCAGCACCGTACCAAGAATAGTCGATGTACCACATCTGAATCTTGGTCAAGTCAAGCTTGTAACCAGACGGGTTGGATGGGCTGTTGCTGCCATCCAGAACGTCATACCACTGAGACTGAGGAATCTTGGTATCAATGGTGCGGCTGACAATAGCGTTGGTGATGTTTGCACCACGGTACTCAGGCGAGATTTGCAAGCTGGTATCGCTGGCAATAGACAGCACACGGTAAGAAGCGCCACGAATCACAATGTAGTCACCCACCACCAAAGTGGTTGTGAACGCCGTGTTTGTACCAGTGACAGTACCTACACCTTGGTTGACAGCAATCAGACCAGGGATTTGGTTCACACTGGTACGCAAGACTGCATACAACTGCTGACCGTCATACTGGAAGAACATGCCATTTTGCTGGTCAAAGAAGCCAATCTTGTTGCTTGAGCCAAACCAGTTGGTGGGGGTGACGTGCAAAATGTTTGGCACTGTTGACGTAGCAGGAGAAGCAGTCGGCACAATATTGTTTACTGTTTGATAAGTAAACGTAGTGGCCGATGGCACAGTCAGGATTTGGAAGTAGCCGTTGTAAGCCGCCTGATCAGCACCAGACACAGTGACATACGTGTTGATGGCCAAGTTGTGCGCTGTCTTGGTAGTCACAGTCACGGTCGAGCCAGCCGATGTCAATACAGGCAACTGGATTTGTGGGCAAAGAATTGTGCCGGTGGAGAACTGGATGCCCTTGCCAGACTGGTAACGGAAATATCGGCGAGTCTGACGGAACAAGATGGCGTTCGGAACAGATGAACCGGCAGTGAAGTTGACCGAGCCGTCATAGGCACGGACAGTCACAGCCCCAGCAGGACGGGCATACACGCAAACTTGAGTGTTACCGCTTACGCCTGGTGTTGTGGCAGTGCCGGTCAAGGTCGAGGCGATGGTGAAGACGTTTTGAGCAGTGACACTTGCCACCACCCAAGGAGCATTCAATCCGGTCACACCGGTTGTACCAACGATGTAAACCAGCGAGCCAACAGACAAACCGTGGGCATAAACAGTGTTGACAGTGATGGCTGTACCAGACAGTGTGATGGCTGTGGTGCTGGCCGCATTTACAGAAATACCGCAGTTGCTATAAAAATAGCCAGCATAGATATATGTTGATGTAGAAGAATAGCAAGCGCTTGTAAACACTTGATTCTGCATGGTAATGACGTATGACGTTGCACTTGTTGCAGTTGTGATCAAACCCCAGCCAGCAGCGTTTGCGTCAACAGGGTCTTGAATGAAGATCGGTGTGCCAACAGCGTAAGTCACAGAGCTAGAAGTCAGTGTCAAAGCAAGTTGGTATTTATTACTTTGATTACCAATTAACTGGGTGACAATCAAGGGTGTGTTGGTGATGTAGTAGCAGGACCCACGGTTTTGTTGCAGTGCAACTTGTTCCCATTTTGAAGACTGTTGTCCGTATTCAAAGTCAGTGTCGATCAGAGATTGGGGTGTACTTACCCTCAGTTTGTCCACAGCATCATAGGCGTTGGAACGCTGAGATGCCAGTGTTGCGGCTTGCGTGTTAGCCTGGCTGATGGGTGACGGGGCAAAGGATGAAATGATGGCCATTGATTACTCCTGCGGATGGCTACGCTTTGTGCCACCAGTCATGTAGAACGGGCTGGCATCTGCATTGGTGGGGTGCTTGTCTTTGAAGACACCCTTGGTTTCCATGAAGTTGCGGCCAGTCTCAGGACGCAGGGTAGACATGCTGTCAGCCCAACGGTATTGAAGAGTTCCGTCTACAGGAACACGGTTGTCGCCAGAACGGAAAGTTGCATCTTTAGAATGCGTCATTTCCTTGTACAGACACTGGGTTTGAAATAGTTTGTTCACGTTTACGCTCCTTGTATAGAACAGGCAGAAACACACTGACACAGAAGAAACAGAAGGTCGCCAGTCGCACCCAGTCAGGATTGTTCATTATCCACGTTGACAGGGCAAATGTCATCCCCAACGCAATAATTGTCAATAACCTGTCGGTAATTACGCTCAACGCCAACGATAAGAGAGCAGCTACTTTTTGTTCCATGATCATCCCCTTTGAAAAAGCCTGAGTATATCGTTATGTTTCACTCTCGTCATCTTCTTCAAAGAAGCCACTGCCCCATGCGTCATCAGACACTTTGAGCTTGAGGGCTTCCAGCTTCAGACTACGGTCGATAATCTTCATCTTGTCGGTCAAGCTGGCAGTGACATCATTGACAGTCTCTTCCAGCAGTTTGGCAATCGCTTTCTCAAGCGCAGGATCAATACCCAGTTGTTTTTTCTTGCTCATGGCAACATTGATCCTACAGTTTCTCTTCCAACATACCCAACACCGGCAGAAAATAGTCCATACTTAACAAATTTGTTTAATTTGTTGAGGGCTATTTCTCTTTCGCCAATGCTGCCAGTCAATTTTTTAGCCGCATCTTGTAATTCATTGTATTGATTGAGATCAATATAACCACTGTCATACAAAGATTTAGCGGCTGTAGAAGCATTTTTTGCCACTTGTTTTGGATCGCTTCCTCTAATAATGTCTGCCTGAGCCTTAGACAATTCAGAAATTGCTTGATCTTTTTTGGCTTGCTCGGTAGTCATCCGTTCAGATTCTTGCTTATTGATCTTCTCTATTTCTGTTTGTGACTTGCCTTTTTCAGACTCAAGCCTGGTCTTGGCTTTTTGTGCTTCTGCTTGTTTTTCAGCCAGGGTCTTAGGTTGTTGATAACCTTTTGGCAATTCTTTTGCTTCAGGCAGTTTGGTTTCGCCTATGCGTTTGGTCTGAGCTTGCGCTTTGCTTTGTAATTGACTTTGAACCATTTCTGCCATTTTTCTATCATGGGCAGCTTGGTTAAATCGGCCTTTTGCAACATCAACCGCTTCTTGTGCAGTTGCCTTGGCGTTACGCATATTTTGAAATTCTGAACGCAATCCAAGTTGATCAAGTGCATTGCCGTTGGTTTCAATCCATCTAGCAAGTTCTGTTTCTGATGGGGCTATCTTGGCTCCAAACAAATCTTGTGCAAAGTAAAGACGAGCAGATTCTTTCAAGTCTGGGCTTTCGGCCAACATTCTTGAAAGCACTGGATGTCCTTGATTTGCTTTCTTAATAACTTCGCCAACCACTTGGGCATCTGCAAGTTTGTCTTGTAACGACAAAGAATTTTCTTCAAGCACCTGAGCAAGACCGCCGCCAGTTCTTTGCTCAACAATGTCTAGTGGGCGAGACAATTCTTGCCACGTTTTTCTGGCTGTTTGATATTCTTTTGGAGTTTGTCCAATAAGCATATCTTTGTATTTTTGAAACTTAATAGCCATATCTTTGTTGATGGCATATCCAGCTTCTTCAAACCCATCAATCATCTTGTCAAGAGTTTTGATATTTGAATCTGCTTTTATAACGCTTATGTTATTTTTTCCGTCTGTTTCTAAATTTTTAATGATCTGAGACAGAAAATTTTTCTCTGCTTGAGAACCAGATTGCTCAAAATCTTTCTTTGCCAAATTAACAATACTGTCTGTTGATACAACAGGTTTATCACCATACTTTGTTTTAACGCCAGCATAGTCTGCTTCTTTTGATCGAATTGGCGCATACTTTTTCTTGATGTCTTCTAAGATTGTTCTTAGCTTTCCACCAAACGTATTTTTATCAATCGTTGGATTTGCCAACAATTCTTTGTCAAGTTGATCTATTTTTTGTTCAGCTATGGTTTTTGCTTGAGCCGCTTTCTTTTCTGTTTCTGTAAGAACAGCGGTCTTGGTTTCTGCTTCTTTAAGAGCAGGTGCAATCTTTGTTGAACGAACTTCTTCACGCAACGGTTTCATGGCCTGTGGGCCAACAGTAGGCGCAGGAGCTTGTGTTTCTGCTTTGCGTTCAGCAACCTTGGGTTGTTGTTTTAACTGTTGTAATGCTTGATCACGCTTTGCAATCTCAGAATTTAACCTGTCAACTTCACCCTGACGTTGCGGTGAAATTGTTTGAGATTTGACTTCATCAAGTTGTTTTTGCAACAATCCTCTTTCGCTAGCAATCTTAGAAATTAAATCTTCAGATTCTTTAGCAACTTTGCTGCCGGTCAATCTGGTAGCCAAATCAGATAATTTTCCAACACCAGAACTGATTGCTTTTGGAAGAGATTGAACAAGTTTTGTTCCACCAACAATTAAAGGTATGTCTTCACCAAGTGCTACAGATGGTTCTGTACCTGGCGCTGGTGTTGGAAATTGTTTTTTTATGTAAGAAGACGGTGGAAATATTTGTCTACGGGCTTGTAATTCTGGAGTTGCTTCTTCTGTTGTACCTAGAGATTCAATGTCGCCAGGAATACCTGCCAAATTAGAAATTAATCCAACCGCACCGCCATACAAATGTTCACCAAGACCAGGTTCTTCTGGCTTGGTTTCATCAGCTGGTTTTCCAAATCTTGATGTATCAGGTTTGCCAAAACGTGATGTATCAGGCTTAGATTCTGGTTTGCCAAAACGTGATGTATCAACCATTACAGAAACCCTTTCTTTTTCAGATCGGCTCTTGCTGCATCTTGATTGCCTTTGAAATGCTCATCAGCATAGGCTTTGATTTCTTCTGGCGTTGCTTTTTGTTTTGATTCGGCAACAGATTGTGTAGCACTTGGTTTCAGTGTAGATTTATTCACGCCATCAATCACTGATTGAATTTCATTATCTGTTAAATGAGCACCACGCAAACCTTTTACCAATTGATTTTTTCTGCTTGCCAACAGATTCAAATAACCTTCTTTTTCATAATTTGTTGGGTCTAATGCGCCACCCGCTTGCTTGATAACAGACACTAATAACCGTCCACCGGCGATTTCACGTTCAGCCGTATATGCCGCAAACAAGGCTTCCTTTTGTGCCACAGCATTTTTTGCGCTTGATGATATTTCTCCGTCAACAATACCTTGAAATTCATCATCTGTAATTTCATGATTAGGATCACCTTTGCCTAAAGAAGCAAGTTTTTCTCTGATGCCACTTAATTTAGAAAGAACACCGGTTTTTACACTTGGGTCTCTAAACAGAGTAATGACATGATCCATTTCAGATACGCCCCTAGCAAGATCAACAATCTTTTGATCTCCCTTGTCGCTACCTGATGTTTTTCCAATAATGTCTTTTAAGAAAGCAGTTGGCCCAAGTTGACCAGTTGGCTTGGCTTGTGTTTTTCTCATGCCTTCCATGCCGCCTTCAAGCGGAACAACTTTTTTGGTCAATGTGTCAATGTAAAACGGTTTACCTGCTTCATTGAACAATACTTCTGGCTTTTCGTATTTTTTCTCTTCTCTAAATCTTGCCAATGTTGCAACTTCTCTTATGTCAACAAGTTCTTTTTCATTTTGGAAGCGTTTAGCAAGCAAATTGTACTCATTTTTAAGTTTGTCAACTTTGTCTTGTGCGGCCGTCAAAGTTGCGCTGACAGCACCAACGGCTTCGCCCATAGCTTTGTATTGGCCAGACCGTGCCAATCTGGTAATAATTCCCGTGTTGTCGGTTGCCATGATCTCTTGAATCTTTTGCAAGCCCAGCTCTTTGTCTGTGGACAACAACTTCATAGCATCTTCATACAAAGCATTTACTTTGTCATTGTGCGACTTCAGCACTTTAAGGTTTTCTTCAAACGCCTTGATGTCTTTTTCGTACACATCTTTGCGTCCTTCTTGATAACCTTTCATGGCTCCCGTCAAGCTGGCCAGAGTCTGCATACCGGCGTACTTGCCCTTGCCGCCAGAACCAAACGCAGCAACGCTGATCAAAGCAAACAAGCTGGCAACGTCTTTTGCAGACTCCGGTGTTGGAGCAAACGGAGATGCTTCTTGAATGTCTTTTTTGTGTTGATCTATCAAATTAGATTGTTCTGTTTTGTAATCTTGCAGAGCTTTGGTTTTTAAGCCTTCAGTTTTCTCTGCCAGTTTGGCTTGATCAATCTTGGCCAAAGTTTCTTCGTTAGCACCTTGCGTAGACAGATTAAATCTCAAACGATCTAAGTCTGCTGGTTTCATGCCTTTGATAATGTTTGGATTTTTAAGAACATCATCAAGACTTGGCAACGGTGCTTCTGCCATCGGTGCAGGTGCGGCAGGGGCTGCTGGCGCTAGAGGCTGTGGTTGTCTTGCAACTGGTGCTTGTGTGCTGACAGGCGATTTGGTTGTACCTAATGCGTTTTGCAAACTCTTTGGCACATTCAGTGGTGCGTTTGCTTGACCAGGTATTGTTTGCCCCTCAGTTGACAGTTGACCTTTTGGCATCACCAAAGGAGCTTGTGCCGGTGTAGCATTTGGCAAATTCCTCATCTCTGGAGGTATCACCAGCGGCGGCTGTTTGTCTGGTGACGCACCAATTACATTACCGCCTTCATCGTAAATCAATGATGGGTTACGCATTTGTTGGGCCTTTAGATGAAGTCTGAGGCAAGCTAAAGCCTATGGCGTTATAGAACTCACTTGCCAATTTGTTTGCATCTTGACTGCCGTTGTACCCTGCGGCAATGGCTTGCTTGACCAAAGTATCCGCTGTGCCAGCCACAGTTTGTGCTTGTGACATCAAGGCCAGTCCTTGGCTTATGTTTTGTTGTGCATATTGCTGTGCAACTCTTTGAATGTCAGCTTCAATTTGTTGTGCGGCAGTGCCACCAGAAACACCAGCAGCAGCTTGTTGTTGCAGAGCCACTGCTCGTCTTGTTTCTAAGTCTTGTTGTTGTTGCGGAGTCAGTTGTCCTGATTGACCAGCGGCAAGTATCTGCTGACCTTGTTGTTGCATCAGTGCGGCTTGTTGACGGTATGGATCAGCCAACGCTCTGATCTCAGCTTCATTACGAGCCGCTTGTTCTCTTGTTTCATTCGCTGCTTTGTTGGCTTGATACAAGCCAAATGCTTGTGTGCCAAATTTGGCATACGGAGCAAACGGATCAAGAGCTTCACCAAATGCTTTAGCACTCTGACCGTAAGGCGCAGCAAATTCTTTAAATCTTTGACCGTAAGACTTTTCTGATTTGACGGGTTCTTCAGCATTAAAACCTGAAGTATCATAACCACTGGTATCAAGAGGTATTGCCGCTGGCGCACTGCTAGGCAAATTTGCTTGTTCAACAGTCGGTTGTGCTGCTACAGGCGGTTTTGGTATAGGTGTTCTTGGCACACCAGATGGTGATTGAAATGAAGCAGATGTTGAAGAAGAATCAAGAGCATTACCACGATCGTCATAAAGAGGAACAGCCGCTTCACGTTGTCCAGCTTGTAGATTCGTAACAGGAGGTAGATCACTTCTAATATCTTGTGTTTGAGTTACTTCAGTAGGAGAAGGTTCGTTATCTACTGTGGTGTCGTAACCACCAAAGCCACTATCTCCATCTTCAAATTCCATGATGCCAGTAGCAGGATTGATCTTGCCACTGCCGCCATGTTTTTTAAGCAATTTGGCTTCTTTGGGATTGATGTGAGCAAGAATAGAGTCTTTGCCACGACCAGCGGCAGCAAGGCGTTTTGCCATGTCAGGCAAGCCCATGTCCACTTGCAATAGTTTTGCTAAGGTTGCCATCAGATTCCCTGCCCTTCTTGCTTTAATGCGGTAGTGCCTTCAGGGTCACCCCACGGGTATTTTCCACCTTTTTTACCCGTTTTGCTACCAATTCCTTCGGGACTTGTAGAGTCCAACATTGCCACATCTGCCGCACCACCTGCCGCAGGAGATTGCTGAGAACCCATTGCCACGTTGGATGTTTGTGAAGTTGACGGTGTTGCCGCAGGACTTAATTTATTGACCGTGTATTTGGCAATGTAGTCGGCAATTGCTTTGTCAGCACTAGACAATTTTGTAGGATTTAATGCAGTCGTTTCAGGCGAAAATCCTGCCGTTTGAATGCCAACGTCAGATGCTTCATTGCCAGACGGAGTAAATGAATAATCACCCGAACCAGAAGTGTCAACACTGGCAGTATCCAAAGATGGTGCTTTTAATCCATACGGGTCTGTTCCAGAACCGCTGCTTGCGTAAAACGGGTCAGTGTAATTGCCTGTAGCAGAAAAACTTGCTGTACCTTTTGTTCCCAATCCTGATGTTTTTGTATCAGCGGGCTGGATGCTGTAATCAGCTTTTTCTGCCGGTAACAATGATTTATAACCTTCTCCTATAGCACTAGACAATCCAGCAGTAGCACCGCCTATAAGTGCTGCTTGTCCTACATCTTTGCCAGTCAACGCCGCTTGTGTGCCACCACTGATAGCGCCACCAGCAGCCGCACCCGTAGTACCAGACAAACCAAGAGCTTGACTTCCAGCAGAACCTGCATAACCACCAGCGCCAGCTAATGCCGCACTTGTTGCTGCTTGTTCTGGAGTTGCACCTGCCACAAGACTAGTACCACCTGCTATTGCTGCATTACCTATAGCACTTGCCGCAGCACTGCCAGCAGTAGCCCCTAAAGTCTCTCCAATTGCAGAGGCAAAACCAGGAGCAAAAATAGAAACGGCAATTGCAACATACGGCGCAGCCACAGCAAGGGCGTTATCACCTCTTTCTCTTTTTGCTTCTTCGTAGTTATTTTTTATACTTGTCCACCAGCTCATACCATACCTCCAATCATTTGTTCTGCAATTTTTCCAAGAACTACAAACATTCCAAGAACTTGTGGATCAAAACTGTTTGGTATTTCATTTGGTTCAGCTAACTTTTGATCAACCAATGCTTTGGTAAAAATAGGATACAAACTTCTGTCTTTAGCTACTTGTTCAGCAAAGTTTCCAATCTTGACAAACATTTCTGGCTGCACTCCAAGCTGTTGCGCCTCTTGAATTTTAGGCATCAAATCTTGAATAATCTGTTGTTTTGAAATTTGAGAATTTTTTGGTGGGGGGGAGGGGTTTTGCATTTCCATATTAAATTCCCAGTGCAGCTAAGATTTGTTGATGAAGATATAAATGCGTACTAATCCAGTCATAAAATGACTCTTCATTGTTCCAATTTGTGTCCAAAAGATTGATCGGATCACTCAAATTTAGAGCGCTAGCCATCGCTTGATGCTCAACTTGATGGGTCAAAAGCCAGTCTTCTAGGTCGTTTGGATTGGCATCCATGATCGGAAAACGGGGTATTACGATGTCTTGATCCATCAAAGCCTCTGCAAACGTTTTATGCTGAACTCCATTCTCAAAAATGAAGCCATTGAGGCTGTCTATGTCCCCATGACGAACAATTGAGAGTGCGTCCATGTTAGCCATTAGAATTTCGCCCTGAGTTCAGTTTCAAATTGCATACCGGCAATGGTGTAATTTGGGCTGGTACTGGTAACTGTCATACCAATGTACTTGCCCCACATCTGTGCATCGTACTTGTACAAGTAGTAACCAGCGTTTGCATTGCCCCAAGTCACAACTGCAATACTGTTGTTCACCCAACCAACCGTTGTTCCTGCATTGTTTACCCAAGTTACCAAACTAAAGTTGGTTGCTGTGGTTGTTGTGCTAGTAGCAGAGGTGTTTTCACTGTCTACTGTTACGTTTAAGTTGTTTCCTAAAGTGCCACCAAGGACTGCTTCAACACCCCACTTCAATGCCACCTTGTCACGGATCACATTACCCATTGACATCAGCGCAGATTGAATCTTGCTCGACAACGCAAGAGTGTTGCTTTGATACATGATCTGAAGATCAGTATTGGTTGTGGAATACATTGTTCCTGCACCGGCTACCGGTATAGACGTAATGTATTTCACCGCATTTTGATAGGTAAAAAACCACTTTTTGTCAAAAAAGACGGCTTGTATCCACTGTCCTGTGCCTTGCGTACCTTGTGTGCCGGTGTAGTAAAAATTAAACGCAGCGCACAAAATGTTGTAGATCAAAACCTGACCTGCACTGACTGTCTTGGTGAAGTCAATGTACGGGAACAAACCATCGAGTGCGTCACTGATCTTGGATGTGGTTGAGCCGACCAAAGCGTAAACACCGTATCGGTTCATGAACACGATTGACCGAAAGTACGGCATCATGGCGTAAGGCTGGTCTGAACCAACGCTGGCGCTGATGTTGGTGTTGGTGTACAAAGTTGTGCCGGTGCTTGTGCTGATCCGCACATCCGATATGACGTTGATACTGTCTGCACCAAATACGTACAAGAAGTTGTTTGCCGACACCAACTGAGTAATGTTGCCAATCAGTGTGGAGTCGTTAAATATGATGTTGCCAGAAGTGGCACTGTAGAAATCATTGTTTGTACCGGCTGCGGTGTAGTACAGCGTCCTGCCACTGGCAATCCAGACACGCCCTGAAAACGAGGCAATACAAGTGCCTGGCTGAGAAACAATGGCTGCGGTAATTGTTTGGCCAGAACCGGCACTGGTGATGGTGACCGCAGGAACGCTGGTGTAACCCGTACCCGTTGTGAGTCCTGTGCCGTAAGCAGATACGCTGGTAATAGCTGTGCCGTTGGTAGAAAGAGAGATGACTGCCCGTGTACCGCCGGTTTGATTTGGTACAGCCACTGATGCTGTGGCGGTTGTGTAACCTGTTCCAGTGCCAGACAGGGTAAAAGTCAGCGAGCCAACCTTGACAAGATTTGTGCCATCCCATTGAAAATAACCATTGGTTGGATCAATGATGATGACCAAGGTGTTATTCCACTGGCTGGCTTGCACACCAGAAGATGAGAACGTACCGGCAGCAGCAACAGTTATCTTAGCGTTTGTTGCTACGTTGACGGCTTCGCATCTGCCATCAGTCTGGAATGCAATGTAATAGTTGGTTGTGCCAATGTCACCGTACTGAGCGTAGTAGACAGTTGAGCCAAAGGTAACACCGGACACAATAGTAGGCGCAGGAACAATACGCAAGTTGCCGTGACCAATAGGCATGGCATTTTCCAACCAGGCAAACTCAGTCTCCTTGATAGAAGTCCTGTTTGCTTTGGTGTTTACCCCGTCAAAGTCTTTCGTGACGTGATAATCTTTTTTCTGTTCTTGCGTAGCCACTATCTGCACCCCCAGCGTTTACGGGCAGCTTTGCCTCGTTCACCTTTCCAGTTTTTACTTCTGGCACAAAACGATTTATGTCTTGGGCCAGACTTTTGGGGAGCTTTTAAATTGCTGCCAGTGGCACGATTATACTTTTTACGACCTTTTGCGGTAAGCCCTCCCCCTGCCCTGACGGACTGTTTCTCGCCACGACCAACGGAGAGGTTTGGGCCACGCTTCTTAGGCATATTGTCTTGTGCCAGCTTTGTCGATGATCAGAGCCATGTTACGTGGTTCTGCGCCATCAACATTGGGAATTGATACGTGTGTCCAGCGGTCAAATTCCCTGATCAACTGGTCATACTTAAGGTCAGATGCTTTGATGGCTTGCACCACTTCATCCGGTGTCATGTCTGGCACACGCAAGTCGGCGGCACAACCACGGCGGTGTTGGCTGGTATCTTTTGATCCAACCGCACGGTTAACTTCTTCAGATCGAAATGCGCTGTTGATCATGATTGGCTTGCCACCCAGCAAGGTCTTGACTTCTTCAAGAAAATTTGCAAGGCGAACAAGGTTAGCCAACTCTTCATCGTTGGGCGTGTTGTCGTATTCACGATGATCTGTGAATGTCAATTCTTCAAGAGTGAAGTGTGGACTGAGGTTCATGATGTCGGTGTTGATTTGTGAAGGAGTTCATCTTTCTTCTGGCTGCCAGCAGAAGACCCAAAGTAAAACGCAATGATGCCTGTCCAAGCCGTGCCAAGTGAACCCAGCATCAACATCAACGCATCGCTGGTTTTGAAATGATCGGTCATCAAACCAATAAGTATTCCAAAAAAACCAATTGTTACAAAAATGGCCATCAGACCAGGTATCCACGATTGTGTGGTTGCTTGCATCTGACGGGCTGATTTGCGGTCATCTACGGCGATCTTTTCAAAATCAAGGCCAAGCTCTTGCGCCCGTGCCGCCATCGCTATTTCAGCCGTTTTAAGCTGTGCTATCTGGTCTGCACTGAGCTTGCCTTGGTCAATGGTGGATTGAACGTCTTTTGGATCAATGCCGATGGCTTTGGACACCGCATCAACGGCAAGTCCAGCAAGTGGGCCACCAAGGGCAGTGGCGATTGTGGGTGCAATTTGTCTTAGCCAATCCATCATTTTTCCTTTGCTTCATTTATCAATTTTTGCACTTGTTGTTGCTGTCTTTGAGTTTCTTTCTTTGCCTCAAGAATGTCAATGTACATGAATGCCATCAATGGCAACATAAGAGCAAACACTACGCACATTGCCACCAAGCTGATCAAAAACCCCATCTGACTCTCCGGTCTAGAACGATCAGCAGGAACATCAAGTGGAGGTAGAGGATAACTATTGCCGCCACCACCAGGTACAACACCTTGTCTTGCAGGTCGCTTATCATTTGCCTTCGTTGCCATGATTTAAGTCTTTCCCGCTGTTTTTGTTGTTCCTCTTCTTGCGCTTGTTCTTGCTGAATCTTTTCCCGCATCTCTAAAAAATCTGTATATACAGCACCCAATTCTGGGGGGCTTTGGTATATCAGAGTTTCTCTCAGTTCCACTTCCATCTGCGCCATTCTGCGTTGCGCCATGACCCGATCTAGGGCTTGCTGATTCAGTGAAACATCTTTCTTCTTCGGCTTGCTCTCATCTTCTTTTACAACTTTGACTAGCGTTTCTTGTGCGGTAAAGAATTTGCCCAAGTGCTTACTGATGTCTTGCATGACATCCACCACTTCAGCACCCGTTGCCTTGTATTCTTTATACAAAGCGCACCCTTGTTTGATATAACCAACAGCAGTGCTTGCCATCGCAAGAAGAGTGATCGGATCAATTTACAGCCCCAAAAGTTTCTTGACGAACTCAGCCGCCACACCAGGGCCAAACAACACACAAACCATGACTGCGTACAACAAGTATTCGATCTTGGTCATTCGCTTGTCGCCATCAGCCAATGACTTTTGAATGGCCTCGTACCGTTGGGCGCAAATGGCCTCATGCACGGCAAATTCAGTTTCTAAATCATCAATCATGATTCATCCGCTGGTTGTGGTGTGTTGCCCTCTGCAAGCCATGCAAGGTAGGCTTGGTAGTTTGTATTATCAGGATCAAAAGGAATAAATGCTCCATCTGATAAACAAAATATTTGATCGTCAAGAATCATTCCAGTTAATGTGTTTTTTAGTTGTTTATACATTTATAACTCTGCTGAAGCTGTAAATTGAACAGCATACGCTGTTTGATCTGCGCCACCATTTGCATATGGCGTTGCACCCCATGTCCCCGTTCCATTTGTCCCAGAAACAGCTAAATCTGATGAAGCATCAGTGTTCCTAAAATTTGCAACTGTGCCTGATCCGGGTGCGTAATAAGTCATTGTTGGAGTTGTTCTTTTTGAAACTTTAAAATGCAATTGAATATTTGGTTGAGTTCCGGTAGATCGAGAATAAATTGCACCAACTGAAGTTGTGTTTCCTACCGCAGTTCCATCGTTATAACTTGTTTCAAAATACCGCTGACACAAAGTCAACTCAGTACCATAAGATCGGTAATCAAAGCTAGTTGCTATTGAGCCTTTTTCTAGCTGAATGTTATCAATTACCCATGTGCCTGATGTTTGTGCGCCGACTGTAAATACAATTTGAATACCTGTCGTTGCCGCACTAGGAATAGAAATGTTGGTTGAATATTGTGTTCTGGTGCTTGTAACAGTAAATGTTCCAGTGGCAATTTGCGTTACCGTAGGGCTTGCTAACGTACCAAACGTATCGGCTGTATTGGCATAGTAAGCAGTCCATGTCACTGTGGTCAACAAAGAATTAGAAATGTAGCAAGACAAGGTGGCTGTTGTATTTGCCAAATCAAAACTATTTTTAGCTTCAATGCGCTGACCAAATCCAATAGTCGTTACTGATGCTGCACCTGTGAATTGATAACGATATTGTGATGATGTATATGCACCAGCAATTTGCTGACCTGTGACGTTAGCACCTGTGCAATAGGCATACCATCTATCCACGGTGTAAGCCAATGCTGCTGCCGCTGTAATGGTTTGAGATGCACCAGCGTTACGTTGATCTAAAGCCATGCCACCATTGATGATGCGGTTCTTGAAAGCAAAGGACGAATCCATAAAGGTTGTTGTACCTGCTGCGGATTGAACAGGTACTTGTCCTTTTGTGCCACCTGCTATGTTGGTGGCTGTTGTTGCTGTTGTTGCTGTTGTTGCTGATGATGCAACCGGCAAACCACCACCAGCCAACAAAAATTGTGTGCCATCGTAAACCAAACCAACAACTGAATTAATTGGCATCTGACCGCTGGCCAACGCAGAACCATCTGGATTCAATATATTTTTTAAACCCAAACTGTTGACGTTGATAGTAGATGCGCCAGTGTTGGCAGCAATCACTTTGACAGCAAGCAACAAACCAGCCGTGTATGTGGCAGTTACGCTTGTCGGTGTTGTCACCACAATTGAATTGGCAGCACCAGTATCTACCAAATAATTGCTGTAATTGTTTGCATTATTGAGAAATGTTGCTACTTGAGTAAAGTTTGTGTCAAGCAAAGACAGGGCAATCGAGCCAACTTGCCCTCCAAATGTTACTGACGGAGTTATTGCAGTTGTTCCACTCATGGATTACCCCACTAAATAAGGTGTTGTGATGCGTCTTGTGAATACCGATGAGAGTACCGCACGGACTTGCTTGGTGTATTCTTGATTAAATATCTCTGCCTCACCGTATGCCTGTTCCTTGTGCTTGGCTTTATAGCAAGCGTAAAACGCTACAGGGGTGGTGTACGGCCCAGGGATAGTCTCGGTTGGAGATGCGTTAGACAATGCCGTTGGCATGATGATAGTGTCTAACTCTATGCTGTACGTCTGATCAGGCACTGGCCCCAGATAAATACTGGTTTGGCCATACATTGAATACGCAATTGGTCTGCCAATGTAGTTCTGGTAGTACCGCAGACGAGCATTGAAGTCTGTGAACGCCATATATTGCAGTGCAATACGGGTGTTGCCCCAGATCAAGTTCAAATTGATGATGTCCAGCGTGTTTGTGCCGTTTGGCAAGCTGGATGTCAGGATTACTTCTTGATTTGCTGCTACAGATGATGTTTGGTAAGTACGCAAACAGCCAGTATCTCGCACCATGCGAGTACGGCCATCATTGATGTAGTCTGTTAGTTCAGCGTCAGTGTAGAAATTCGCATTGGCATCATGCAGCAATCTCCGGCATTCCGTGATGTAGTCAGAGAGTACCATTTGATCCTCATGATGTTATGCGGCTTTTTGGACAACGCCAGCCCTACGCTTTTGAGGCACAGGGACTGGCTTTGCGTCAACCACGGGGGATAGAACGTGGAGATTAGGACGAGAAGACGAAAAACTAAATGAATTCAATCGCTCAAGAGCTTTATCAAATTCACCGCTGTGCTTCATCCATCCAAGTCGTTGAAGATACGGGACTTTGTTGTCATCGCCGTATCCAAATATGTGATTGCAAACAACAGGCGCAATTTCTACCGGCACTCCGACAGGAAACGTAATCCGCTTGCCGTCAAAGCCATCTTCCAGTTCGTGTTGACTATTGTTTGTAACCCACATGTTATGCAGTCAGAATATCGCCGTAGATGTACAGGTCAACCGTAGCTGCCGCACCTTGCGCTGTACCCACGTTGATGTACACATAAGCCTGTGAGAATGCGTTTGTGGACGCAATGCTCAAGTCTTGTACAACAGCGGCTGAGGACAGTGAAGGAGTGACAGAAGTCACGATTGCAGTACCACCTGCTGACGCTGCCGTTTGCACGGTGAAGCGAGCAGTCGTTGGGTTAATCGAACCATTGGTCATCGCAATGGCACGAATCCGAAACTTGGTTGGAGTGTCGGCAAATGCAACAAACGTATCGCCTGTTGCATTCAAATTCAACGAAGGAACAACAGCCAGCAGAATGCTACCAAATTGACTGGGCAGTTTGTTTGCAACTCTAGATGAGGCCATGTTTATTCCTTAGATGGTTTGCAGATAAACGGTATCTGACACGCCGCCGAATGCTGTGGTCAATGTGAAGTTGGTTGTACCCAAAGCCACACCCAGACTCAACAGACCCACGTTGGCAGAAGCCACTTGGTGCAAACCGCCATCAACCAAAGTACCTGTGAACGCTGTGGTGCTGGTGTTGGTTGCGAAACCGTAAGCAGCACGGGGTGTGAAGATACCAGTGGTGATTGCTGGGTTGGTCAGAGTGGCTGAACCGGCTGTGACGTTTGATGTTGCATACAAAGGAGCAACAGCAGCGTTGGTATAACCAACACCGGAGGCGCCAGAGATGGAAGTCATGGTCAAGCACATCACAGCAGTTGCTGCGGTGGTTGATGCAGGGCTGAAGCTGATGGTAGGAACAGCAGTCATACCAGCGCCGTTGTTGGCGATAGTGATTGCGGTAACAGTACCAGAGCCAACCAGAGTTGCGTTGACAGTCAACACTGCGCCAGAACCAGTGGTGTCGCCGTTAGCGTTGACCACAGTGATGGTTGGTGCGGCTGTGTAACCAGCGCCTTGGTTGGTAACTGTCACTGCGTTGATCACACCACCAGAGATGGTGCAAGTTGCAGTTGCCTGAACGCCACCAGCAGGAGGAGCAGAGATCAACAGGATAGGGGCTTTGGTGTAGTTGCTACCGGCTGTAGTGATAGTCACTGTGGTGTTGATAGCGCCACCAACAATCACTGTACCTGTTGCCAACACACTACCGCTACCAGATGTGAATGTACATGTGGGAGAAGAGGCAGTGCCGTTACCTGTACCAGCGGGATAGATACCGTTGGTGTAGCCAGAACCGGCTGTTGTGATGACAGCGCCAACCACAGTGCCGGTCAAGTTGATCAAACGGGTATTGAAACCGTCTGAAGACAACAGAGTCTGGCCAGATTGAGTGGTAGTGTCGCTGGTCTTCCATGTGTTGGAAATACCGTCATACTGCTGAATGGCAGTGTAAGGGCCAAGTTTCACGGAATACTGACCGCTTGGAACTGTGTACACAGCGCCAGAAGGCAGGTTGATTGGGGTGCTAGGCCAGTTAGTGCCACGTACACCAAAACCGATTTGGTTAATCATGAATTTTCTCCTTAGATGGTGAGCGAGTTGTAGCCGGTGACTTTGGTCATGGCTTTAGGCTTAGTCACCACCAGTTCGGCAATGGTCAGCACAGCGCCAACATAACCGACTTGGAAGTTTGCCAAAGTGGACTCAAAGCCTGTGAAGGCAAATGAACCTTGCTCATGGATGTACAGACTCATGTAGTTGCTGTTGAGCAAATACACTGTACCTTCTGGGCAGTAGGGATCAGGATAGATAGGAACGCCAGCAACCATCAAGGCACGGAAACCAGATTGAGGGCCGTCTGAGTCATTGTCAAAGCCAACACCTTTTCCTGGGGTGATGACGTATGACTCTTGACCAACGTAGTCTTGAGCTAACAGTGTCCATGTACCGAAGCCGCAAACACCGAATGTTGGGACTTCAGCAGCGTTCTTGACAGTACCAGAAATATACTGCAACAAGTTCTGACGAGTTGGGTTAACAGAACCGGCAGCATACAGTTTGGATTTCCACCAAGTGTTTGATGTACGGTTGATGTTGCCGTATGTGGCCAAGGTTGTACCGTCATCCACAGCACCAGGCAAGCCGATGAACTGTTGGGTGTTGGTAGTGTTGTTGTACAGGGCAGTGGCCATGCTGTCCATCATGCTGTTTGTTGCATCGTTCATACGAGCTTCAATCAACGGGATGACTGCGTAGTCTTGCTGCACTGCGCCTTCCATACCGAGGAACGGCACGGGGGCAATCATGAGCTTCAAGTTGAACTCGGCATTTGTCACGCCGACCTGAACGGAAGGCTGGGCAAACGAGCCAGAGTAGTCAGACCACTGTGAAGTGATCATCTGTGAACCCTGCACGGGGGCGGTCACAGAGGACACACCACCAGATGCTTGTTGTGAGTTGCTCAACAAAGCAGCCAACAGGGGTGTTGAGTTGTACAGTTGCACAACCAACTTAGGAATGAACGCTCTACGGGTTACGTATGAGAGTTCGGTGTACTGGCTACTGCCAGTGCTTGGAATGATACCGCCGCCAATAGCCATTTAAGACTCCTAAAAAAATCCCCTGTTTACCAAACGACCTTACAGACCAATGGGTCTGACAGGTTTACGAAATTCGCCCATCGCCTGTGCTGCTACATCCCGTGCGGCTTGAATAGGATTCTTGTGGAATGCCTTTAAATCAAACTGCCTCATTGGATTGGGATTGTAGCCACTTGGTGTTGGAACTGCCGCTTGTTTCATAAAATTATGATACTCAGCCGCAGTTTCGTGATCAACAATGTTTTTTTCTAACATTATTTTTTCAACTTGTTGGATTTCGGAGCGGCTTTGAACCAGTCCCTTGTCCATCAAATTTTTACGTCTGTTTTCCAGATCGTTGATTGAATCTTTCTCTTGCAACTTTGCTTCCAGAGATGCCACCCGTTGTTCGGCTTGTTGCAACGCACGGTTGGTGCGTTCTTCAATCTCTAACTCTGGCATGGCCACATCTGG